GTGCCTTTGTCATTTATACTAGACCTTGGTCGAGCACTTCTTCTTTAATTGATGCTGAGCGGTGCTTATTTAAGTATATTTGTTCTATCTTGCCTGCCCGTGCTGTTCCTCAAGGTGTTATGAGTGATATATTTTCCCAGATTACTGCGGCTTGTGCTTCCGCTTGGGATTTTGTTAAGTTTCTTCCGGATTTTTCCAAGCGTTTCTTTTCTAAATTACAGGAAGGTTTAGTTAAATCAGCTGTTGATGTTTTTATTGGCGCTACTTCTTTGACTAACCTGGTGATTGTTGCCCTTTCCAATGTTTTTACTGATGTTCTTGCTAAAGCTGTGGAATCTGTTCGTGCAACTATTAAAGAATTTGTTTCCTCTGGTCTCTGCACGAGTTTTGTTAAGACCATTGTTCGTATGTTTCTTGGTTTTTCTTCTATCCAAATTTGTCTTGAAGTCTTGTGGGACCCTGTTTTTCTTTCCATCGTTAAATCATCCAGCGTTGCTATTATTGCTGGTCTTACTGGTGCTGCTGAGGCTCAAGGCGATGGTACTTCCTCTTTACTTGTTATCTCCGCTTTGATTGTTTCTGCTTTTGGCACTTTTAAGTCTATTGGGTGTGATCTTGATATTTACACTATAATGCGCTATATGACTACTGCTTCTACCCTTGTTATTACTGGTGATAAACTTGGTTTTGGAAAGATTATGACTCAAATTCAAGATTATCTCTGTTCTATTGATCCTATGGAACGTGAGATTAAGAAGTGGCGTATTGAGTTCCCTGCAACTGTTAATATGGTTGAGACTTACAGTGAATTGTGTATGTTACCTAGTCCTCCACCTAGTATGACCAACAATTTGCGATTCTTTTATGGTGCCCATCTGAAGGAATCTGCTAAGTTTGGTGATGATCGTTTTCGTATTTCGAATTATGTTGCTCCCGCTGTTCATTTTCTTATTGAGCATGGGCATAGTACTTTGACCGCTACTAGGTTGGAGCCCCCTGTCGTTGTTTTCACTGGTCCACCTGGTCTTGGTAAATCTATGCTTGGCAAGACCTTAGCAAACGATTGCGCCAGTGCTCGTTTACATTCTGCTTCTGGTGAAGGCCATTATCGCACTTTGGCTGATCTTATTTATTATGTTTGTCCTACTGATAAATATGCTAGTGGTTATGCTGGTCAAGGGATCTGGTGCTTTGATGATTGGATGCAAGTTAAGGATGTTGGTACCGGTGATGTTACTGTTGATATTAGTTATATGTTTACGTTAGTGACCGCAGTTCCTATGGCTCTTAATATGGCTGCGGTCTCTGATAAGGGTACTAAAGCTGCTTGCGATCTTGTTGTCGCTGCCACGAATGTTAATTTTTGGCAACAAGGTCAATTTATTGGAGGTGCTCTTGGCCCTCATGTTCGTTCTATTGCCGATGTTAGTGCTTTACGGCGTCGTCTTAAGTATATCGTTGTTCCTTTTGTTCGAGCGCCCTATAAGTATGATGAACACGCTGGCCGCATTATCGCTCCTGCTGGTAATGTGTTATCTGCTGCTGACATTATTGACCCCAATGAATTGTATGAGTTTTTGATTTATACAACTGCTGATACTCCTTTGCCTTTTTCAGCTTCTACCAATATATGGACTTGGGATAATCTCCGTCGCTTAGTTTTTAAGGATTATATGGATTGTGTCAATTTTGTTCCTGATAAAGTCAAAAGTGAATCTTGGCGTATGCTTTGTGAACCTCAAGGTATATACGATGATTTGCAAGATGGTTTTGATGACACTTTGCCTCTGCCCCCCACTGCCCCTTCTGAGCCTTGTTCTCGTTCTGACGATGACGGTAAATTGCCTGATTTTACTCCTGGAACATTTGTTTCTTGTTACATTTCTGCTTATGATGGTGTTCCTCGTGAAGTTCTTGATTGTGACTGTGGTCGATCTGGCGTCGTTACTTCGCCTGACCTTGAGTCTTGTTGTTTGGCTGGTGCTTCTTATGTTGATTTAAAAGATTGTCGTGCTTTCAATCGTAACACTTTGCATTCAAAACCTGTTATTCCTTCTGAGTTATTTTTTCACCCTTCACAGAACGTTGCTCCTTATGTTGTTGTTCGTGAGGTTTCTGCCGATGATAAGATCCGCCTTGAAGTCATTCATCAGCGTTGTTATAACCTCGATGCTCGTGCTATTCGTTTACGGCTTAAGAATGTTCATAGTGACACTTGTTGCTTGTTCTTTTGCAAAGAGACTTTCCTCTGGTTTTGTGGGGAAAATTA